GTAGTTGGTGAGTATTACGATGATAAAACGCAAGACCTTACTTTCTACTACGAAGAATACAATAAACACTGGGATTAATGGTCAGATTATTTGATGTGTCAGAGAAATAGTGTATATTATACTATATGCTTATTTTTTATGATATCAATATATAAGATCACTAATCCTTCAGGAAACATTTACATAGGGCAAACAAAAAATCTAAAAAAAAGATTTCAGTACTACCAGAGTAGATCTTGTGAGTGTCAAGTAAAACTTTGTAACTCTATAAAAAAACATGGATGGGACAATCATAAAGTTGAGATCTTAGAAGAAACCACTCAAGAAAAAGCATCATTACGGGAGATATATTGGATAGAACTATTTAAAACCAACTATAAAAGATATCCAGAAAGTAATGGTTTAAACTTAACTGATGGTGGTGAAAATAATAAAGGTAATAACATTAGACGTGTATTTGAGTATACATTAGCAGGAGAGTTTGTAAAAGAATGGGCATCACAAGCAGATGCTGTTGCAGCTTACAATTTTGGGCAGAATCATATTCATCAAGCGTGCAGTGGTAAGCTCCATACTGTTGGAGGTAAAAGATGGACTTATGAAAAAGTAGATAAGCTTGAGCCTATAAAAAAAAGAAGAAGTGATGTTAAGTATACCGATATATACCAGTTTACTAAAGATGGCAGTTTTATAAAAGTCTGGAATAATGTAGGAGAAATAGTTGCTGCTTTTCAAGGTAGTTATGCGGGTGTCAGTGCTTGTTTAAAAGGACTAAGACCAACATATAAAGGGTATAAATGGTCTTTAAAAAAAGAGATGTATGATAAAGTTGTTTGATATAAGTAATGGTAAGGTAATTCCTTCCGAGCATTGTTACACGCTTGAGTTCTTGAAGAACATCATGGACGAGTATGGAGATGAAGCAATAAAGATTTATACGTATTTGTTTTACTCAACTTGTCCTAATCCAGATCTTAATCCGTTCTTTGATGTACCTGAAAAGGACAAAGAGGCAATGATCTTAAAAGAGGTTGGAGCTGATTTCTCTCTTGATGATGACATGATCTTGCATGCAAAGAAAAGATGTGAGCAAATGTATCAAACTCCAACGTATAGAGCATATATGGGTATGAAGTCAATGCTTGATCGATTGGCAAAGTACATGGAGGTAACAGATATTGAACACGGTAGAGATGGAAACATTACTGCTGTGATAAATGCTGCTGCAAAGTTTGATCAAATCAGACAAAGCTTTAAGGCAACGTATAGAGATTTACAAGAAGAACAACAAAGTTCTGTGCGAGGTGGACAAAACCTTGCGTATGATGGGTAATTGTTTTATCTTGCATAACATACTGTAGTGTGATGAAATTGGCAGACGTGCCCTCCTGTCTCGGGGGTGTGGAGCTACTGATAAACGTAGGGTAATGGGTTGACCACAAGCGCGCAATGTCCTATAGCTAAAGTCCACTTGGAGGTTCGAATCCTTCCACTACAGCAGCAAAACTTGTAAAAACTGCAAGTTTTGATAATAGTATAAACCAACAATATAATGACATTTGGAGAAGCGTTAGAGCAACTAAAGTATGGTCACAAGATGGCCAGAGCTGGATGGAATGGTAAAGGTATCTTTATTAAGTTACAACTACCAACTGCGGAGTCAAAGATGACATCACCGTATATCTACATTGATACAACAGGTTTGGATACAACAAACCCAGATGCACCAAAATCAAGAGTACCTTGGTTGGCATCACAAACGGATATGTTAGCAGACGATTGGACCCCAGTAACAAATGGATAATACAGTAGAGCTTATAGGATTTTATGGAGGCGATCAAACACATGCGTTATCAGCTTGGACCTCAACTTCAAGAGACTTTGAACAAAAGAAAGATCGAATGCCTGCATTACTTAATATGCTTGCAAAAGAAGGGCATCATACACCGTTTGAAAAATCATCGCTTCACTTTCTGGTTACATCAGATATTGCCTCACATATACACATTCTTAAACACCGTATTGGTGTTGCTGTTAATGGGGAATCTGCACGATATAAAGAACTAAAAGAAGATAAGATATTTATACCAGAGGACTGGGCTGATATCAAACTTTCAAAGCCTTTGTTTATCCATGATGAAGACGCAAATGGAAACGATGAAGGTGGAGAGTTATCTTGGAAGGAAGGAACTAAATGGGCTAGTGTATTACAAGACTACTCAGAGATTGGTAACTACTTGTATCACAACTGTTTAGAAGATTTAACACCTGTGCTTGGAAGAAAACGAGCAAAAGAATCTGCAAGATTTTTCAAAGGATATAACTCTCAGATTACTGCTGACGTTATGTTTAACTTTAGAAGCTTTATGTTATTCCAAAAGCTTAGAAACGATGAGCATGCACAAGTTGAGATAAGAGATATAGCTAATCAAATGTTAACCATTGTGCAGGAGTTGCCATGGGAACCATTCAAACACTCACTAAATGCATTTGGATATGCTAAACAAGATAAATAGTCACAACTATGTGATTCACTTTAATCAGTACACAAAACTCTGGCATGCAATACCAAGAGAGGTGTATCAAGAGTATTGGAACAAAGATCCAAAAGAAGATGATCGTATTATTACGATGGGAAGACTTTGTGACTTACTTGATGCGTTAGGTATTGATGAACAATAATTATGAGTAATCAAGCATTATATAAAGAAGTCCCTACTTGGATAGACGGTGAATGGACAACTACTGTATTCTCAACGAAAGAAGAGTATATAGAGTTTATCCTTTCTGTCTTTAAGGAGCCTGGCGAGTATCAGTTTAATGAGACTAGCGAGATCTTTAATGAACAGGCAACGAACTTCAACAAGAACGGATATTACTGTGATGCTCCATTCAAGTCAGCAGACTTTGTTTACTATTGGGATTCAGAAAAAGATAAGTGCAGAAATGGTGTTATCTATAAGTCAGGAGACCTTACATGGTATCTATGTAGAGAATACTATATGTGGTTAAACTTTCTTCCTATCTACGATAAAGAAGAAAAGAAGTTTGGCTTTGCAAAGGTCAGGGATGCACAGTATCATATGGCCTTGTATGAACATCTTGCTGAGTTACATTACAGACATGCTATTATTCTAAAGAAACGTCAGATAGCATCGTCTTACTATCACATGGCTAAGTTTATAAATACGTACTGGTTTGAATCTGGTGCCGTATTAAAACTTGGGGCATCTTTAAAAGACTACATAAACGAGAAAGGTTCATGGAAGTTCTTAGACGAATACAAAAACTTTCTTAACGAGCATACCGCCTGGTACAGACCAAATGAACCTGATAAGGTGGGAGCGTGGCAACAACGTATTAAGGTACGTCAAAACGGTCGTGATACTTATAAAGGTTTGAAATCAACGATTACGTCATACTCTTTCGAAAAAGACCCAACAAATGGTGTCGGTGGTCCTGTAGTTTACTTCTTTCATGAAGAGGCTGGTATTGCTCCAAAGATGGATGATACATACGGTTTCATGCGACCTGCCTTACGATCTGGTGATATAACAACAGGTCAGTTTATTGCAGCAGGATCAGTCGGTGACTTGGATCAGTGCGAACCTCTAAAGAACTATGTACTAAATCCAGAAGCAAATGAGTTCTATGCAGTACAATCTAATCTTATAGATAAGGATGGGACTATTGGTAAGACAGGTTTGTTTATTCCAGAGCAGTGGTCAATGCCACCATACATTGACGCTTATGGTAACTCGCTAGTTAAAGAAGCTCTTGATGCTCTTGAGAAACGTTTTGAAAAAGCAAAGAGAGAACTAGAACCAGAGGCTTATCAGCTTGAAGTATCACAGTCTCCAAGAAATATTGAAGAGGCTTTTGCAACAAGAAAAGAAGCAAAGTTCCCTACTCACTTGATTACCAAGCAGTTACAACGCATTGCAGATAAAGAATATCCTGTTGAGTATGTTGATTTATTCAGGAATGCTGATGGTAAGGTAGAAGCAAAAGAATCAAGAAAGCTTCCAATCATGGAGTTTCCAATATCAAAGAAGACGGAAGATAAAGAAGCAGTTGTTTGTATCTGGGAAAGACCAATGAAGAATGCAGCTTGGGGCACTTACTATGGTTCTATTGACCCCGTTGGTGAAGGAAAGACAACAACATCTGATTCATTGTGCTCTATAATAATCTACAAGAACTCCGTTGAGGTATCAAAGATCGATCAATCTGGTTCAATGACAAACTATGTAGAGCCAGGAACTATTGTTGCTAGTTGGTGTGGACGTTTTGATGATATAAATAAAACACACGAAAGATTAGAACTGCTTATTGAATATTATAATGCATGGACTATTGTTGAGAATAACATCTCACACTTTATTCAGCACATGATCAGCAAGAGAAAACAAAAGTATCTTGTACCAAAAGACATGATACTATTCTTGAAAGATATTGGGGCAAATAAATCTGTATTCCAAGAGTATGGATGGAAGAACACTGGTACCATCTTTAAGAGTCATATGCTATCTTACGGCGTTGAGTTTGTAAAAGAAGAGATTGATTCAGAGGTAAATGACAACGGAGATATTACTAGTGTAACATTTGGTGTTGAAAGAATACCAGATCCAATGATTCTAAAAGAGATGTTAGCTTACCAACCAGGACTTAACGTCGATAGACTGGTAACTTTCTGTGCTCTAGTATCTTTTGTTAAGGTGCAAGAGTCAAACAGAGGTATGTCAAAACGTGTTGAAGTCGAGGACGATAAGTTGCAGAACTCGCAAAAAATGAGTAAATTAACTATGAGATCTCCTTTTAGACATATTGGAGGTGGCAACGCTAGTTCAACAACTATGCGTAAGCCGAGAAACCCATTCAGAAACATGAAATAAGTTTTATGGCTCAAAACCGATCGGAGCGTCACGCTGAAATAACGAAGACAATCCAAGAGCAAAAGGCTGAAAAGAAACGTCCAGTTAACTTTCAGCTACAGTTGAATGAGGAGCAGAAGCAAGCAAAAGAAGTAATACTAGCAAATGCAGTTACTGTATTATCAGGAGCAGCAGGAAGTGGTAAGACTTTATTAGCATGTCAGGCAGCTCTTGATATGTTGTTTAAGAAGCAGGTAAAGAAGATCGTGATAACACGACCAACTGTCTCAAAAGAAGAGATAGGCTTTTTACCTGGCGACTTAAAAGAAAAGATGGAGCCTTGGATGCAACCTATCTATGCTAACTTGTATCAGTTATACAACAAAGACAAGATAGATTCTGTCCTTAAAGATCAGTTAGAGATTGTACCACTTGCTTTTATGAGAGGTCGTACATTCTTAGATACGTTTGTTATTGTTGACGAAGCTCAAAACTGTACAAACGAAAACATGAGTATGATCATATCCAGACTAGGTCTTAGATCAAAGATGGTTATATGTGGTGATACAGCACAGGTTGACTTAAAGTATAGAAACGAAAGTGGCTTTAAGTTCTTATTATCTGTTGCAAACAAGGTAAAAGATGTTGATTCGTTTTGCCTAAAGACAAACCATAGACATCCTGTGGTTGAAGCTATGTTATTAAAGTACGAAGAACTAGAGGAAACTATAAATAATGGAAAACCTAACAAGTCAGCAGCAAAAGCATAAAGATAAGATTGAGTTGTTATCAAGGCTTATTGACGAAAAAGCAATCAATCTAACAGAAGCGTTGCTTTTATTATCAAATACTGAGGAAATAGTGGAACAAAGTAAGCCTTCAATACAATACCCACCAGGTGTTAGAAGTCCTTTTACTCCACCAAGTACAAGTCCTTTTTATTATACAACTGCACCAAATACTAGTCCATATGTTTCTGGTAATGGTAATGGCATTGGATCAGTAACATATACTGATACTACAGGTGTAGTTTCTACTTTATCTCAACGTATTAATGGTGGAGATCTAAGTGGTAAAATGACAACAGACGAGATATTACAAGATTATCTACAGAAAGTAGATTCACAAGAATAAACAGTTCAAAGATGCAGATTATAAATGCCCTTGACGCCAAGGCGGGTAAGAAGACTGAAAATAACAAGATGGGTACGTTAACCCAGCCTATTCAGTTTATACCTGCAAAAGACAAAGACGATGAGTGGAGAGCTCATAACTTAGACTGGCTTGAGTTCCAGGGAATGAAACAACTACGCAGAAACTCGCGTAGATTGATGAAGAACTATAAGCTTGCAAAAGGTATTATTGACAAGACTGATTACATCGTTGAAGATGGTAATGAGATGTCTGATATCGTTGATATGTTAACTCAAGAGGATCAAACAGCTTTAGAGTTAAAGTTTTATCCTATCATCCCAAATGTTATAAACGTATTATGTGCAGAGTTTGCAAAGCGTGTTAACAAAATAACTTTCCGTGCTGTTGACGATATCTCTCATAACGAGATGTTAGAAGAAAAACGTGCGATGGTTGAGCGTGTCTTACTTCAACAAGCTGAAGAAAAGATTCGTATGGAGATGGCGAAGATGGGTGTTGATATGGAGTCTGAAGAAGCTCAGCAACAGTTGAGTAAAGAGAACTTAATGACTCTTCCTGGTATTGAAGACTTCTTCAGAAAGGATTACCGCTCAATGATTGAGCAATGGGCATCTCACCAGATGATGGTTGATGTTGAACGCTTTAAGATGCAAGAGCTTGAAGAACGTGCATTTAGAGATAGCTTAATTACTGACCGTGAGTTCTGGCACTTCCAGATGAGAGAAGATGATTATGAAGTAGAGTTATGGAACCCATTACTTACTTTCTATCATAAATCTCCAGATGTTCGTTACGTATCACAAGGTAACTGGGTAGGTAAGATCGATTTAATGTCTGTATCAGATGTTATTGATAAGTTTGGTTGGATGATGACAGCAGAACAGATGGAGTCTCTTGAGACTTTATATCCTGTTCGTGCAGCTGGTTACGCTATCCAAGGACAACAAAACGATGGATCTTACTATGATGGTACTCGCTCTCATGAGTGGAATACACAAATGCCATCATTAGCATATCGTCAGTTTACATCAGTATATGATTCTCAGTTTGGTACAGGAGATATCGTTGAATGGATCTTAGCAGATTCAGAAGATACTGTTGACTTTGGTAAGACACATTTATTACGTGTATCAACAATCTATTGGAAATCACAACGTAAGCTTGGTCACTTAGTAAAGATTACTGAAGAAGGCGAGATGATTCAAGATATTGTTGATGAGTCTTACAAGATTACAGAGAAGCCTCTATACAATACATCAACTGTAAAGAACAAGACAAAAGAAAACTTGATCTTTGGTGAGCATATTGATTGGATCTGGATTAACGAAACATGGGGAGGTATAAAGATTGGACCTAATCGTCCTGCATTCTGGGGAATGAATAACCCAGGTGGTCTTAACCCTATCTACATGGGCTTGAATGGTGGTAAACCATCACGTCTTCCATTCCAATTCAAGGGTGACTCAACTCTTTATGGATGTAAGCTACCAGTTGAAGGTTCTGTATTTGGTGATAGAAACACAAGATCAACATCTCTTGTTGATATGATGAAGCCTTATCAGATTGGATACAACATTGTTAACAATCAGATAGCAGACATCTTAGTTGATGAACTAGGAACAGTTATTATGTTTGATCAGAATGCTCTACCTCGTCACTCAATGGGTGAAGATTGGGGTAAGAACAACCTTGAGAAAGCATATGTTGCAATGAAGAACTTCCAGATGTTACCGTTGGATACAACGATTACAAATACTGAGAATCCTTTATCATTCCAGCACTATCAAGTTCTTAACCTTGAGCAGACAAATCGTTTGATGTCTCGTATTCAGTTGGCTAATTACTTTAAGACACAAGCGTTTGAAACGATTGGTATCAATCCTCAGCGTATGGGTCAACAACTTAGCCAACAAACTGCAACAGGTGTTGAACAAGCTGTTAATGCATCTTATGCACAGACTGAGGTTTACTTTACACAGCATAGTGATTACTTAATGCCACGTGTTCATGAGATGAGAACTGACTTAGCTCAGTACTATCACTCAAAGAAACCATCTGTTAGATTACAATACATTACATCAACGGATGAGCGTGTTAACTTCCAGATGAACGGTACAGATTTATTATTACGTGAGTTGAATATCTTCTGCACAACAAAGACTAATCAGCGTCAGATAATGGATCAGTTAAAGCAGTTAGCTTTAAATAATAATACTACTGGGGCTTCGATATATGACCTAGGAAACATTATTAAGTCTGAATCGATTGCAGAGTTAACTGGAGTATTAAAAGAGGCTGAGAACAAGGTTACTCAAATGAAGCAGCAAGAGCAACAAGCTCAACAGCAAATGCAACAAGAGCAACTAGCTGCTGCTGAGAAGGCTAAACAGATGGAGATTCAAGCTCAAGCTGAACGTGATGATAAGATGGTTCAAAAAGATATCACAGTAGCTGAGATAAATGCTGCTGGTAGAGGATCTGGGTTTGATATCAATCAAAACATGCAGTCTGACTATCAAGATGCTTTAAAAGATATAAGAGCTCAAGATCAATACAACGAGCAGATGAGCTTTAAACGTGAGCAAGAAATAAACAAGACTCGCAAGAATCAAGATCAGTTATCTTTAGAGCGTGAAAAAATAGGCGTAGAGCGTGAAAAGATGGATACAGCATTACAAATAGCACGTGAAAACAAGAATAAGTATGATCAGCCAAAAAAGAAAGATTAACCATAGCGATATAATCCTAGGGTAAGATAAATACATAGTACACATCAGAAGTTTATCTGAGAATATTATGTATATTATTATTGTAGAGATACAGAAAATAAACCAACCAACATATGTCAACAAATAACGAACCAACTACTGGTACAGTAGACTTGGATATTGATAGCTGGTTATCAGCCCCAGGAGCAGATAGTATTATTACACCTGCTTCTAACGAGCCTGCAAAGCCATCAATGTTTAGTCAAGACAAAACAGATCTTTCTTTTATTGATAAGAAAGATGATGAACCATCAGATGAACCGACTGACGGTGATGGTAAAAAAGACGAACCTATAAAGGTTGATGATTTATTCAACGAACTTGGTGAAGAGCCAGCAGATAATGAAGATCAGAAACCAAACAAAGGTGGTCGACCTAAGACAGAAAAGTCTGGCTTAGTTGATTTCTTCAAGAAGCGTATTGAGTCAAAAGAGATGTTTGCGTTTGATGACTTTGATGAGTCAAAACAAACTCTTGATGATTACTTAGGTACGTTAGGTGAAAAAGACTATGAAGAGTTATGGCAAGCAAACATCGATAACTTAAAGAACGAAGTTGCTTCAAATACTCCTCAAGAGTTTTTTGAGTCTTTACCAGAAGAGTTACAAGTTGCAGCAAAGTATGTTGCTGACGGAGGACAAGATCTTAAAGGTTTATTCCAAGCCTTAGCTCAAGTAGAACAAGTTCGTGAACTTAATCCTACAGATGAGAATGATCAAGAGTCTATTGTTCGTTCATACTTACAAGCAACAAACTTCGGTGATGCAGAAGAAATAGAAGAGGAGTTGACGACATGGAAAGACTTAGGTGTGCTTGAAAAGAAAGCAAAACAGTTTAAACCTAAGTTGGATAGCATGCAAGCTGAAATCGTTCAGTCACAATTAGCTGAACAAGAAGCTCGTAATCGTCAACAAAAACAAGCGGCAGAAGCTTACATGGAGAATGTGTTTGAAGCTTTACGTCCAGCTGAGATCAATGGTCTTAAGTTAGACAAGAAAACACAAGCATCTTTGTATGCAGGTTTAGTACAACCAAACTATCCGTCAATATCAGGACGTCCAACGAATCAGTTAGGACACCTTTTAGAGAAGTATCAGTTTGTTGAGCCAAACTACCCGTTAGTTGCAGAAGCATTGTGGTTACTTTCAGATCCTGAAGCATACCGTCAAAACATTGCGAAGAATGCAAAGAACCAAGCCGTTGAACAGACTGTACGTCAGTTAAAGACTGAACAGTCAAGAAAAGTTGGATCAAGCTATGCTGAAGAAGAAGACAAACGTCCTTCTGTAAGAAAAGCTCCTCGTCCAACAAACATATTCCAGCGTTAAACAAAACGATTATATTATAACCCTTTAACAAAAATAAAACATTATGGCAACTCCAGTTTTGAATAATGGTATATTTTTGCGTGATACGAGCTACGCAGCTTCATCTCACGTTGATTCATACCACTTATCAAACCTTCTTAAGAGCTCAGAGCCAATGGACTTAGGTCCAGTGGATTTGTGGGCAATGGCACAAAAGGTAGAAATGCCTTTGTATCAGATGTCTTCTTTCGGAGGTAAAAACGTTATCAACGTAGATAACTCTCGCGGTGAGTACAAGTGGCAAATCCCTGTAGCTCAAGATCTTCCTTACATTACTGAAGATATTGAATCAGGAAACGCTACTAAAGGTATCGATGGACAATCGTTCAAGATCAAATTGAACAAGCGTATCTTCGGTCACGGTGATATCATCACTTATGACAAGTACAATGGAGCTGAGATGTACGTAACAGCAGACGATATTATCCCTGCAGGTGACGGTTTCATCTATACAGTTCAGTTGGTAAACAACGACAACTTGAAGTTCTTAGACAACAAGTATGTTAAGCAAGGAACAAAGATCTTCCGTAAAGGTTCTGCACGTGGAGAGTACGGCGAGCGTTTCTCTGACTTAGGTCAAGTATCTGCTGGCTTCCGTGAGTTCTATAACTACGTTGGTGGTGCTGAAGCACACGTTCACTACTCTGTATCATCTCGTGCTGACTTGATGATGAAAGGTGGAATGAAAGCAGATGGTACTGTACCAGTTGTTGAGTTATGGCGTTCATTCGATAAGTCTATCGATCCTTCTGTTACTGACTTACAAGGTTTAGCTAACAAAATGGGTAAGGACTATGTTAAGAAAGCATACGAATCAGGTCAATTGACTCGTACATTCTTAACAACTTTAGAAGCTGCTCACTTATCTAAAATCTCTACTGACATTGAGTCTTACTTAATGTGGGGACAAGGTGGTCGCGTTAAGCAAGATGGTCCAGATGATATTCGTTTATCAGTTGGTCTTTGGAAGCAGTTAGATAACTCTTACAAGCGTATCTACAACAAAGGTTCATTCAACTTAGACTTGTTCAAATCTGAGATCTTCAACTTCTTCAATGGTAAGGTTGAGTTCCAGGGACCAGATCCTCGTCGTGAATTAGTAGTTCAAACAGGTATGGGTGGTATGAAGTTAATCAACGAAGCTATTAAGAAAGAGGCGATCAACTCTGGCTTAGTAATCAATGCTTCTGAGGTTGGTGCTATCACTGGTAAAGGAATGGACTTAAACTTCGGTTTTGCGTATACACAATACGTTATTCCATTCTTAGCTAACGTTAAGTTTGTATTGAACCCTGCGTTTGATAACGTACACACAAACGATATTGAGAACCCTATCATCGATGGTTTCCCATTATCTTCTTACAACTTCGTTATCTTTGATATCACTGATAATACTAACGATAACATCTACTTATTGAAGTTATCTTGGGATAATCAATTGAAGTGGTTCTACCAAAACGGTACAATGGATTACATGGGTCGTTCTCAAGGCTTCCAGTCTTCTGGACAGTTCAACGGATACCGTGTGTTCATGTCACAAACAATGCCAGCAATCTGGGTTAAAGACCCAACTAAGGTATTGAAGATTGTGATGCGTAACCCTGTTACTGGCGGATCATTCTAATAGTACTAGTAGACCTGGAGATGAAATACTCTCCAGGTTTTACTATAGACATCAAAAGTGTCACCCCTCAACCTGTTGTACGCAAACCGTACTGATCATGCGGAGAGCTTGCAACTCTCAACAGGTTCTACAAACCAAACCAACACAATGAAAGCTAGACTAGGACAGTTAGTAAAGGTGAAGAATAGCAAGAAGCAACACTTCCCTAACGTTAATGATGCTTATTATGCTGTATGGGTAAAAGACGAAGATGGCCACGGTCATAAGTGTTTGCTCTTTACTGAAACAGATTTAGCAAAAGCGGAGTTGAGAGCTAGTAAGAATCCAGAGGATCTTACAGAACGAAGCTTAAACTCTTTGATATTCGATTAAGAAATACGATATTTACTAGAAGTCTAGTAAGTCTTATTATAAACCAAACCAAACCAAACATGAGTTCAGTAACTATTGTGGAACGTTATCCACAAAATAAGCGATCAACGATTGCTATTAGACCATACTTTGATCCTAGTGTTGATAACATGGGTCTTCAAAAATACGGTTTAACTTTGTTTGAAGGAGCTTTCCACGAAGAGTCGATTGCATGCCTTGAGATTAACGGAATCAAACGGTATAAGACTGGTTTGAACGAATACGCTCCAGAGATAAAGGACTTAAATCCTGAAGAAGCAGAAGCAAAGATCAAGCAGATTCGTCAAGTTGTTTCACAGTTAGAGAAAGAGTTAGCTGCAAACATCATTGATCCTACAGATCCTGACTTCTGGAATAAAGTTATCTTGTTAAAACCTAACAATGATGAGTTTTGGGATAAGATTAAGATTAGATGTGGAAACGAACCACTCTTCTTAGAGCCTGATAAAGATCCTTACGATTTGATTCGTATGTATGCTATTGAAGCAGGTGGATTTAGTATTGTTGCAAAGTCGCTTGATGATGCAAAAACAACACCAGTTCCTCCAAAGTTCTACTTAGATAAGTTAGAAGAGACTGCTTCGACAAACACAGAGGTTAAGAAGTTACGTAACAAAGCGTTATCTGAACTTGATAAGTTATTTAATAAGAATACCAACAAGTTGTTCTACGTTGCAAAAGTGCTTGACGTAAACTCTGCTCAGTACCGCAAATCTACTCCTACAGACATTATCTATGACAACATGGATAAATATATCAACGGAGAGTATGTTGATAAGAATAAGCGTAAAACAGCAGAACGCTTCATTGAAGTATCTGCTCTTGACATGGAGTCATTGAAGTTACGTGCAATCGTTAAAGATTCAACATACTACAAGATGATTGCAACAAAAGCTGATGGTTTTATCTATCATATGTCAACATCGACAATGTTAGGACGTACTCCATCTGATTGTGTTGAGTTCTTAAAGAATCCTTTGAATGAAGAGATCTTAAGAGACTTAACAGAACGTGTTGAGAAATACTGGCAACAGTAAAAAATAACAGTACCTAGGTTGCATCCCGTAAGATCTGCTCCTAGGTCTTTTTAAAGATTATGGATAACAAACTTATACAGCTTAAGATTAAGCAACGTCTGAACAAGTTAGCTAGTTTTGATTATGACAACATCGAAAGTTGGCAGATTCAAGAGGCTTTTAATAAAGCGCAACTTGAGTGGACAAGACGAGTTATTCATGGTCTAACACCAAGAGCATTAATGCCTGAGCAGTCATCTAATATTGTTGATGATTTGCAGATATTGTTAGAGGAGGTTAATCTTAGTGGTATTGAGAGAGATCTATACTTTGAGACATCTGATATTCCAGTTGATTACATGCACTTTACTCGTATTAGCACAAGAGCTATTACATCATGTTGCCCAAGTAGAATCATGTCAGTGTATTTAGCTGAAGAAGCTAATGCTGATGAGTTGTTATCAGATAACTTTAAGTCTCCATCATTTGATTGGGGAGAGACTTTTTGTACCATCATGAGTAACAAGATTAAGATCTATACAAACGGTGAGTTTAATATTGAAGCCCCAAAGCTTACTTACTATAGAAAACCAAGAGCTATTAAGTTTAAAGGATCTATAGATATTGAGACTAATACTGTTATTCAGTATGATGTGACATGTGAGTTTAAAGATGATGTTGCTGAGATCTTGTGTGATGAGGCTGCTGCAATCTTAGCTGGTGATATAGAGTCAATGAATCAATACCAAAGAGAGGTTCAAAACGCAGGTAGAAACAGTTAATAAAATATTATGCAGAAATTACAACGCCCTGCTAGTTATAGTGGAGGATCTTTAGAAGCAAAGACAGCTGCTTGTGTTAGCGAGTTAATGAATGCAGCAACTAGCTTCCATAAACTACACCTAAAGGTAAAAGACTTAGGTTCATTCTCATCTCATAAAGCTCTTAACGAGTTATATGATGCTTTACCAGGACATGCTGATGCACTAGCTGAAGGATTCCAAGGAGCTGCAGAGAAGTTGTTAACGTATGAAGATAATGCACCACGTCCTTTGAATAGTGTGCAAGAAGCGTTATCTTATATTAGAGATGTATACCAGATGGTTACATCTTTACAAGGCATGATGCCTTACAGTGAAATAGTAAACGACTTAGATATGATTAAGTCAACCCTTAACAGTATCAAGTATAAGTTACTGTTCTTAAAATAGTTTTTATTTATCTATAACCCATAAACACAATTAACTATGTATTTTCCTAATGCATTCAAAAAAGCGTTCTTGGTAGGTGCTAATGGTGTCGCAAACGGTGCGGTTTCTTTAGCGTCAACAGGAACTACTGCAGCTTTAACTGCAGGTCAGTTAGGCGTATTTAACGCATCTTCTTATGCTGCGTTATCTGCTGCTGGTACAGCTCCATTTATCATCGCTCAAGGATCTTATTTTACAGCTGATAAGATTGGTCCAGTTCACGGTGGATACCAAGAGTCTGTTAAGTCAAAGACTATCAACCCAAAGTACATCTCTCGTGTATTTAAAGTTGCTTCTAAGACTGCTCAAAATCAAGTAGTTGAAGTATCTATCTCTAATGTATTAGAAGATGCTACTTACCGCTTACGTGTTGATTTGAAAGGTTCTCCTGCATTACGTTTCTTATCTCACAACATCTACAAGACTTTAGATGCTTTTACAGGATGTGCTGCTGGTTCTACTCCAGCTGTAATCGATCCAACTAAAGTTGCTATCGCTTGGGCTAAACAAGTAAACGAGTCTCCTTACTTAGGTAAGTTTATCTCTGTTGCTGTTAAAGATACTACTGGTGCTACTGTTGCTCCTTCAGCTTATGATTCATTTGCTGGTGTTGCTGCTACATCTTCTGATGTTGCTAAGTTAGTTATCACTGTTGCTTATGTTGATACTAAGTTTGGTGATGCTACTTTCACTCCAACTGATAATTACGATCTTGCTCCATTGCAAATCTACACTTCATTTGTTGATGATTCAGGTGAGCCATGTGCAGTAAACGGAATTACTTCTGCTGAAACACAAGCTGCTCGTCAAGCATCAGGTGTTGGTGAGACTGTATTGCGTGAGATGATCTTAGACGGTCGTTACCGTCAAGAAGCTTATCCAGATGGTGGACATGTTGATTCATTACGTATGCGTGAGATCGAAGCTAACCCAGGTTTAGCTACTATCAACCGTAACGGATTGTACGATCAAGTAATGGTATTACACAACGTACCTCGTTTCAACAACCCATCTAGCACATTTGACAACGATCAGTATTTAGTTGTTATCAACGTTCCTGCTGGAACTACTACAACTGCTTTAACTGATTTCATTGTTAACTCTGCTGTTGCAGCTGGTCAAGCGATCGCGTTAGAGACTATCTAATCAGATAGAAATAAAGAAGACGAGGGTAGGTACTTTGCGGTGCCTGCCCTTTCTTTTTTGTGTTTGTGCTTGATTTTTAGTATATTATTATTGAGTACAACTACGATCATCTTATTCAAAACAATAGAAGTTTATGGCTATCAAACATCAGTTAAGCCTTGAGACTCCTGATACAAATAACTGCAAAGTATTAAGGATCTTTGACACCAGTACGTATGGTGAAGGTTTAGACAAAGAGTGTGGCACACTACAGATTACATCTCCAGGATTTAACTTACCAGTTAACATTGAGGTGTTACCTTACTATAACATCGTTCTTAATGCATGTTCATTAGGTTTACAAAAGACTGGATGTGGGGATAGCTTGCAGTGCATTCCTGACGGTATCTATGTGATTCGTTACTCAGTTGCTCCAAACGATAAAGTATATTCTGAATATAATCATCTTCGTGTTACTCAAACATTAAACAAGTATTATAACGAGCTTTGCAAGCTTGAGATCAATGGTTCTGAACCTGATGCTGACGTAAAAGAAAAGTTTGGTCAGTTACAGACAATAAAGAACTATATTGATGCTGCAAAAGTAAAGGTTGAGTATTGCCATCAAGCAGATGAAGGCATGGAGTTATTAATCTATGCACAGAAAAAGCTTAATGCATACTCAGAAACATACGGTCAGTACTGCTAATATTAACTAAACCAACAATATTATGTCACAAAACCAAACTACCTGCCCTAACTGTGGTACCGTAATTACATGTGGTTGTCAGCAAAGAACAGCTTCAAATGGAGCACAAGCTTGCACAAACTGTATTGGTACTTACGAACAACAGTTACACTTGATCAGAAATACTCAGGCAAACAAAAACTAAGATGAAGAACTTACTGCCAAAAAAAGTTGAGATATACAAGAACTATGCAACTAGCGTATTTAGCAAGTTTCGTAGATCTCGTTATGGATTAGGTAAAGCTATTCCTGATGATTATATCTTGATGGCAGAGATCAAAAAAGCTATTGTTGATTGGCAAGCAAATGATGATGCTGGTGCATTAAGTGAGGAGAATATCCAGTATAAGACTTGGTTACCAACTGGTATGTATGACTCTGAGTTATTATTCGATAACGAAGCTTTAGGATATCAATATAGTAACCCTCGTAGCCCAGATAATCTTGGTGTATTCTATGAGTATAGTAATGGACAACAAAACATTATTCAGGTTAATGCAAACGGTGCAGTAACAAGAATAAACTTGAATCCATGCATTACAATCAATAACAATACATCTTTCTTGTTTACACAAGAGACTCCGTCAACTCAGTGGGTTATTCAGCATAATATGGGTATTACACCAAACGTATTTGCAGAAGATCTTAACGGTAATGATATCCAAGGTATTATTGAAATCGTTGACAGTAACAACTTACGTATTAACTTTAATACTCCAGTAGCTGGTAAAGCTTACTTATCATAATGGGTGCTTCAGTATATTATTACGACATTGATCTTAACAAGAATCAGTTACTTAATGCTAGGTTACATCCTGTAACAACAGCAGAAAGAACTACTCTTGGTAATGGTTATAACTCTAATGATAAAGGTATTGTAGTTTACGATACAACAGTAGCTAGTTTTTATGGTTGGGATGGCAATGCTTGGCAACGAATAGGTCTTACAGATGCAGAGTTATCAATGCTTGCACAAGCTTATAACTCAACTATTGCAAGTGTTAGTCTTAGTTCTAATAATGAGAACTTACTTCTAACTATAACAAAGAGAGATAATACTGCGGTATCTAGTTCTATAAAGTTTAAGCACATACATGTTCAAGCTGTTGCAGCAACAGAATGGAATATTATCCATGACTTAAACTGTTATCCTTCTGTTACAGTTGTTGACGCAACAAAGACAGAAGTCATTGGAGATGTTTCATATACTGACTTAAACTCATTAACAATAAGATTTACAGCTGCCTTTAGTGGTGAAGCTTACCTTAACTAATATTAATCATGGCAAAGAAGTTTTTAACCAATCTGGATCTTGTAAAAAATCAGATACTAAACGTTGCAGTACACAATAACGCTGGTCCAATAGCAAATCCTGTTGTTGGTCAGATCTATTTTGATACTACTCCAAGTGTTCTTAGAATGTTCTTCTGGGATGGTACTACTTGGGTTGATATGTCAGGTGACATTCAAGACGTTTTAGGAGGTGCTGGTTTAACTGCAACGACTTCAGCTAATGGAGATGTCATTACGCTTGATATCAACGTTGACAATGCAACTATCGAGATCGATAACGATGCTCTTCGTGTTAAAGACCTTGGTATCACAACAGGTAAATTAGCTAATAGTGCAGTAACAACAGTTAAGATTAACGGTAATGCTGTTACACTCGATAAGATTGCTCAGATAGCAAATCTACGTGTTCTAGGTAACATGTCAGGTGCTACGGGTAATGTAGAAGAAGTAACAGTTGTTGATGATTTAGATAATGCAACTAGCACATCGCTTGCAACTTCTGCTGCAATTAAAAGCTATATTGATAGCACCATTGGAGGACTAGGAAACTTAGAAGGTGGTTGGGATGCTTCATCAGGATCTTTTCCTGTTGGTTCCGCTCCAGTTGCTGGTACAAAAGCTGGTGACTACTGGTATGTAACTACTGCTGGTACAACAGGAGGAGTTGCTTTTAATATTGGTGATGTTATTATTGCTAAAACTAATTCTGCTTCAACATCATCTGCAGCAGATTGGATCCAGTTAGAGGTTAACCGTGATCAAGCGACTGAATCAGCTTTAGGTTTAGCTGAGATTGCGACACAAGCTGAAACAGATGCTGGTACAGATGATCAACGTATTGTTACTCCTTTAAAGCTAAAGACTTTATTAGATAACCGTACAGGAGGATATGCAGCAAACGTTGGAGATACAACAAGCACTTCATTTGCTTTGACTCATGGATTGGGTACAAGAGACGTTATTGTTGCAATATATGATAATGCTACATACGAAGAAGTTATTACTGATGTTGTATTAACATCAACAAGTGTTGTTACTGTAAACTTTGCAGTTGCTCCAGCTTCTAATGCGTATCGTGTAGTTATCAAGAAATAATATACTTAATGAGATTTTTGTCTGACATACTAGCTAAAGCTGGTCTGATTGTTGATGGTGCTGCTGTATTCAACAGTAGTGCAACAGGTCAGACTCCAGCATCAAATGATAACTCTACTAACTTTGCAACAACTGCATGGGTAAGATCATTTGTGCAACCATACACATTACCTATTGCTTCTTCTACCGTTCTTGGTGGTATAAAAGTAGGTACAGGTTTAGCTATCGATGCACTTACTGGTGTTCTATCAGTATCAGGCGGATCAGTATCTTTAAAGTCAACTCAGACATTTACTGCAACAGAAGGTCAAAGTATATTCACTATTGCAAACGGATATACTCCTGGGCTTATCGATGTCTTTCTTAATGGTGTATATCTATCACCAGGACAAACAACTGCAACAAACGGAAGTACTGTTACCTTAGCTGATCCTGCAATAGCTGGTGATATTATTGATGTTATTATTACATCTCCTATTGGCGAAGGTTCTGTTGCTACTACTGATAGTCTTCCAGAAGGTACAGTTAATCTTTATTATACTCCAGCAAGAGTTCGCACTGCAATCTCTTTAACAACAACTGGAGTATCTGGTGCAGCAACGTATGATAATCTTACAGGCGTATTTAATATTCCCAACTATCAAGGTCTTGTTCCTGCAAATGGTTTAGCTGGTCAGATTCTTGCAAAAGCAAGTGCAACTAGTTATGATACAACTTGGATAGATAACTATACTAGTCAGGTACAGCATTATGTAAAACTTAGTGTTGCAATGACTGCTGGTACAGCTGTTTATGTATCTGGCTCTACAGGTGGCTCTGGTACAAACATGATTGTATCAAAAGCATCTAATGCTTCAGAAGGTACATCATCAAAGACACTAGGTCTTCTAAAGACTGGTGGTGCAGCAAATGACGAAGTATTCGTTGTAACAGAAGGTTTACTTGCTGGTTTAGATACATCAACTGCTAATGCTGGGGATCCAGTATGGTTAGGTATAAACGGCAATCTTATCTTTGGTTTAGCTAATAAACCAACAGCTCCTGCTCACTTAGTATTTATTGGTGTTGTTACACGTGTACAATCCAACAATGGTGAGATCTTTGTCAAAGTACAAAACGGTTTTGAGTTAGATGAGCTACACGATCTTTCTGTAAAAAATGCATCAGATGGTGACATGATTAAGTATGTCGCATCAACTGGTTTATGGACTAAGATTGCTGCATCAACAACAAATATTGTTGAAGGTACAAATCTTTATTATACAGATGCTCGCGTTAGCGCATATCTAATAGCGAACTCTTATGCTACACAAGGATATGTAAACACTGCAATATCAAACTTAGTAGCTTCTGCTCCAACAACACTTGATACTCTTAATGAACTTGCAACTGCATTAGGTAATGATCCTAACTTTGCAACAACAATAGCAACTAGTATTGGTACAAAAGTACCACAGACTAGAACTATTACAATCAATGGTACAGCCTATGATCTTTCAGCAGATAGATCTTGGTCCATTGCTGCGGGTGTAACGAGCTTTAATACACGAACTGGTGCAATCACCTTAACGTCAGGAGATGTTACAGGAGCGTTAGGATATACTCCTTATAATAGTACGAATCCAAACGGTTATATAAGTTCTTATACAGAGACTGATACATTAGCTAGTGTAACATCTAGAGGAGCTGTTACAAGTGATGCTGTATCAATTAATAATACATTAACCGTAACTAATGCTAGAATTATTGCTAGGACAGGTGGTGTAAATACTTATGGTATATTTTCAGGTTATGATAATAGCAACCACTTAATTGTTTTTAGAGCAATGATTGGTGGTACTGATGCATCTCCTACATTTACAGCTGGTCACCAAACTTGTTTAGTAGAATATGCAGAAGCTAACGATACTACAGGATGGTTTTTTAAAACAGCACAAACAGGAAACTATGCAGAAGTAGCGCGAATTACTAGAACAGGTATAACATGGAATGGTAATACTGTACTTCATGCTGCCAATGTTAGTTCTTATGCATTACCAATAGGCGGAGGAACATTAACTGGATTATTAGCTTTTTCAAATGTTACAGGTAATAAGATTGACTTTTATCATACAACTACAGGTAGTGGTGATAGATATGGTATACAAGTTCAAGATTCCGAGTTAAGAATACATTCTGGGGCATCAGGTACATCTACAGGTGGTATTACATTTGGTAAAAGCACAACGTCTAGCTTTACTGAAGGAGCACGTATTACAAATGCAGGTAACCTCGGTTTAGGTAATAATGCCCCAATATATAAGATAGATATACTCGGTTCCTCAGACCAGACAATTAGACTAAAAAGTACAGGGGCTAATGGAGTTATTTATTTTGAAGGGGCCGCTAGGTTTTGGGGCATATATGGAGGTGCAACATCAACAGGTGGTAGATTAACCATTAAAGATGAAAGTGGAAATATTGAGGCAATGTGTTTTGCTCCAGGAGGTAATGTACTGGTTGGAACAACAACAGATTCAGGTTATAGATTTGATGTAAACGGTACAGGTAGATTTAGTACTAGTATTACTAGTGGTGGATTTGTACGAGCTTATAAGGGGACTGCAAGTAATACACCAGGACTAGAAGTTAGAGGTGGAACAGGTGGAGTTAGAATCCAAACATATGGTCTAGATGCTAATCCTGATGCATGGATGGGATTAGGAACAGATATGGGAGGTAATGCTTATGAACATTCTGTTTACTTCCCTTATGGTGTAGGTGGATATGCAGGAGCAGGAAGACAAACCATAGGTTCATATGATGGAACAACGTATTCAGTAAAAGCTACATTTTTAGCAAATGGTAGAATCGGATTTGGGATTGCATCTCCAGAAGCTGCATTACACGTTGCTCAATCAGGTCAAGATGATCAATTAATATTAGGTAGTGCAGCTAATAATCGCGACCATGCCATGTTTATGTATTCTGGTCCAAATAAAGCAGAGGTAATGAGATACCAAAGCGGTACCAGATTTATTTTAGGTGGTAGTAGTAACATAACTAAAACTTCTATTTACGGTGGTGGTTCTGAAAGATTAACTGTAGAAAGTGGAGGTGTAACAGCATATAGAATATATAGTACTGCAGGAGGGGGTTATAACCTAATTGGTGGTTCTGCTTTAGTTTTAGGTGGATCAGGAGCTTCTTTTGATAATACTACAGGTGTTAGATTAACTGAGTCATATGGACCTTTATGGAACTGTGCAGACAGTGCAACTTGGCATCATCAGATTATTAACGGCTCCTCATTAATTGGTTTTCAAGCTTCAGGTGGCAATTATGGTAGCGGAAGGATTTATGCTACAGGTGATATTACAGCATATTACTCAGATGGAAGATTAAAGCATGAGCTAAATCCTATAGAGAATGCAGTAGCTAAAATATTAACACTAACTGGTTATACTTATAAACATAACGGTCTAGGACAAGAACTATTAAAAGAAAATCCTAATAAGATTCATGTAGGTCTTATTGCACAAGAAGTAAAGAATGTTTTACCAGAAGTAGTTACGATTGCCCCTTTTGATTTAGATGGTCATGATCAAGATGGTAACGGTATTAGTCGTAGTGGTGAAAACTATCTTACTATTAAATATGAACGAATAGTACCTTTACTTATAGAAGGTATAAAAGAACAACAAGCTCAAATCACAGAACAAAAAGCTCAGATAGATGAGTTAGTTGCTATTGTAAAAACAATGAAAGGATTCTAAGATGCCGTTACAATCATCAGGAGCTATTAGTATTAATCAAATCAGAGCTGAGTTAGGATCTGGTTCATACTCGCTAAGAACACTTAGTGCTGCAGCAGGTAAAGGTACACCTGATGCTATGAGTGAGTTCTATGGATACTCTTCATTTAGTGCAAGTGGTGGATCAGTAACAGATTACGCAGGATATCGGGTACACGTATTTACATCTTCCGGTACATTAACTGTTAATGGAACAAAGGCAATGGAGATTATTGCTGTTGCTGGCGGAGGTGGGGGTGGTAATGGTAGCACTCAATCAGGTGGTGGCGGAGGAGGCGGCGGCTGGGTTGCTTCTAATCCAACCATTAGTGGTAACGTTACAATTGTTATTGGTAGTGGTGGAGGAGTTGATACAAAAGGTAGTGATACAACTGTTAGTGGTGGTGGTGCAAGTGTAACTGCCGAAGGTGGTGGTAGATCAGCTATCTATGGTCCATATCAAAACCAGGCTCAGGCTCAAGCAAATGGTGGTTGCGGTGGTGGTCACTCAAACTGGAGCTGGGGAGGTTATGGTAGTCAAGGAGGAAACGGTGGCGGTGCTGGTGGTGAAGCAACTGATGGTGTACAACACGGAGGTGGTGGTGGCGGTGGAGCCAATGGTGCTGGTTCTGTTGGTTATACTTGTAGTCCATATGGACGTAGAGGAGGTAATGGTGGTCCAGGAAAATCACATACTTGGTTAAACGGTAGCTCTACCTATTATGCAGGTGGAGGAGGAGGTGGTGGTGAACCTGGAACAAATAACTACTACGGAACTTGCTACGGTACAGTATTAGGTGGTGTTGGTGGTGGAGGTAATGGTGGTGTACCTGGCTTAACACCTGGTAATGGTGGAGCAAATACTGGTGGTGGAGGAGGAGGAACTCAGGGAAATAACACAGGTGGCTCAGGTGGATCAGGAATAGTTTTAATAAGATACTTATTATAATATGTCACATTTTGCATTAGTAGATAAAGATGATATAGTTGTTAACGTAATAGTTGCTGAACAAGATTTTATTGACTCAGGTGCTGTAGGAGATCCCTCAAGATGGATACAAACATCTTACAATACTTACGGAGGACAACATAGATTAGGAGGAACACCACTAAGAAAGAACTTTGCTGGTGTTGGTATGTTTTATGATAGAGTAAGAGATGCCTTTTATTTTCCACAACCTAGTCCTAGATTTACATTTGATGAGGAGACTTGTTTATGGTCATATCCTCCAAAACCAGATGATGGACAAGAATATATTTACAACTATGTTCTTGATGACTGGGAAGTTTTTAGTTAACTTGTACTATACGCATAGTATAAAAATAAGATTACATAAATAGATAAGAGTAGGTTATGAACAAACAAAGGAAGACCTCCCATATACTTAACATATTTCAATATGATCATACTACTGGAGCAGTAACGCTTCCAGCTGGTTTATCATTGCCTACACCAGATAGTACTGACAACTCAACAAAAGTTGCCACTACTGCTTGGATACGTGCGTATGTAGGGTCTTTATCTTACGCTACAGCTTCATCTGTTGAAACTGCAATAGCAGACCTTGTTGCATCAGCACCTACTACTCTTAATACATTAAACGAGTTAGCAACAGCTTTGGGTAATGATCCAAACTTTGCTACTACTATTACTACATCAATAGGGACTAAAGTACCTCAGTCAAGAACAATAACTATCAACGGCACTGCTTATGATTTAAGTGCTGATAGAGCTTGGACTATTGCATCAGGTGTTACATCGTTTAATACTAGAACTGGAGCTATTACATTAACTTCAGGTGATGTAACAGGTGCATTAGGTTTTACTCCTTACAATGCAACAAATCCAAGTGGATATATTAGCGGAATTACAAGTGCAATGGTTACTGGCGCACTTGGTTACACTCCATATAATTCATCAAATCCAAGTGGCTATATAACAGGTATTACATCTGGTATGGTTACTGGTGCTTTAGGTTATACTCCTTATAACTCTAGTAATCCTTCTGGTTATATTACATCATCTGCTTTAACTTCTTACGCGCTTCCTTTGTCAGGAGGAACAATGACTGGCTCTATTGTAAACAACACAGATGGAGCAGTTATACTTGAATCTAATGCATCGGAAAATAATAACTGGCTATGGAAAGAAAACGCAAAACAATGGGGGTTATTTTGGTTTAATAGAGGAAGTCAATCTGGTCAAACTATTGGAAGTTATACTACTGTTGGTGCAGAATTAATGTTTATGGGTGGCAGCTCTGGTATAGCTATGCCATCTGGTTGGACAGGATATATTGCTGGCAGCAATATTGCTGCAATGATATCTAACTATAATGGGTATATATATTCTGCCTCTACAGTTTATGCCGCAGGCGATATGCGGGCTCCAATATTTTATGATATAAATGACACTGGTTATTACGGAAACTTTGCAAGCACATCTCGTGTAAATGGAATCTATGCAGATTATATAGGTATAGGTCAAGATATTAATACTAGTTATAGATTAATTACTAACGGTTCTATTTATCTTAATTCAAATGGTAACGGATGGGCTGAAGGAGTATTTAAGCAAAGAAGAAGCGGTAGTACGTTTTATGATGTAATTGATGCAGGAAATATTGGAGGGCAAACAGTAGCTGGCTTGAATGCAGATTTCCTCGGAACAGGCACCGTTAGTCTTAGCAGAGGGTATTCTTGCGTACTTAGGAATGAAAACGGTTCTGGTGCTGCTGTAACATACGCTCCATTGCTTCATATGGCAGCGTCGGATACTATGTGGCAATTACAGGGTACTTACGGCACATCTGGTAATGGTACATTGTATTTCAGACAAGGTTATTCAGGCAGTTGGGGCAACTGGTTAACTATGTTGTCTTCTGCTAATTATTCATCGTACGCTCTTCCTTTATCGGGAGGCACATTAACTGGAACCACATCTGTAAATGCCGGGTATTCATTTGTTGCAAATGGGTACAACAACAACGGTGGTTTTGCTATGAATAATGGCGGACAATACTGGGGGTTAATGAATAACTTTGGTACAAACGATTGGAGACTAGGTAGAGGCTCGCATCAATCACAGAATGGAGGATGGAATCTACGATGGGATGCGGGTGATAATGTTTTTATTAATCAGCATCTATATCTTAATAATAACTATGGTTCTACAATAGTAGGAGCTTATTCATCAACTGTTTATCAAGGTATTTTTGCTATGGGGGATGCTTATAAGCTCCCATTAAATGGTTCTTCTACTGGAAGTTTATATGGTTTAGCTTGGTCACATCCTAATGCAGGAGGTGTCGCTGGCAACCTAAATACGCACGGTTTGCTAGTAATGGAAAATGGCTCATTCTTGGCAGCAATATCAGGAAATATAAAAGCTAGAGATGGTATTATTGCAGGTACCTATATGTATGCTCCAAACTACATTGAGTCTGGTGGAGCTATGTATGGAACTATCTTTTACGATAATAATGATAGGACTTATTTTTTTGATGGAGATGGTCAGACTAGAGCTTATCGAGTAAATTTAAGTAATGGTCAAGTACAAGCAGCTAACAATGCTGGGGGTAGATTAAGAATTTCTTCTTGGACTAATGGTGAATCAGTAATAAATGGTAACTGTCATAATATTGTTTTAGGACCATATAGTACAAGAACAGGAGCTGGATTATTTTATGCAGGTATTGCAATTAACGGTCTTATGAACTATAGTGGGAGTACAGCATATGATGTTGCTCCTCATATATGGTTAGGCGGATACTATAGAGATACCCCAGGTTCAGAACGCTCGGATTTTGTTGTGGCTATTAAATCTGGAACAGGTACATCTGGTGCAGGTTCTGATTTACCAGAAGTTAGATTTAGAGTAGATTATGAAGGTATAGCGACTGCAACAGGTTCTTTTAGGTCAAATGATATATATACAACAGGTGGCTGGTTTAGAAACCATACTAACAACAATGGTATATACTGGTCTAACACTGGTTGGCATATATATCCTGAAAATGCGAATGATATTTTTTTAAGGTCAGGAACAAGTAATATCGGATTGAGATTAACTACATCTGATGCTGTTGCTAGAGGATATATATATGCTGATACTGGTAATCAAGTTGGTATATTAACTTCTGATAGAAACTGGGCACTTAGAATAGATGGCTCAAAAACTACTCATATTCACGGTAATCTTATTGTAGGATATGGGCAGACATCTAGTAATATATGGATGGGGGATACAGATGAAACACAAAGGCGCATTCACTGTAATTCCAATCGTATTGGATTTTTAAATAGTTCAGATGGATGGGGAGCTTGGTGTAATAATGATGGTTCTTTTCAGTCAGCAAGAAAGGTTCAAGGTGAGTATCTTTATTCCGACGGTTGGGTTTATTCATCAGGAGGAAATACAGGATGGTATCAGGATAATCAAGGTCAAGGGATTAGGGCAGCTGGATATAATACATCGTATGGAACAATAGCTACTTATGGAACAAATACAGGAGGTCACGCAGGATATGCAATAATGAATAACTATAGAGTTATTCTTATGCAAGATAGCTCAGGTAATTTTGGGTTTTATAATAACGATGACTGGGCTTGGCAACTTTTCTTTAATAGAGGTAATAACTGTTGGGGTATAGGAACGGATAATACATATTCAGGTGATGGTTTCCGTTGTGTTAAATATGGTTCGTCTCAATATGGATGGACTACTTGGTCTGATAGAAGAGCAAAAGAAAACATATCAAGTATTACTGGAGCTTTAGATAAAGTACTTAACATGAGAGGTGTATACTTTAACTATATTAGTGATGAAGCTAAAAGTAAGAGAGTTGGGTTTATTGCTCAAGAACTAGAACAAGTATTACCTGAAGCAGTTAGATATGCAGAAGAGATTGATGAGTACAACGTAGAATATGCTCAAATTGTATCAGTATTAGCAGAAGCTATAAAAGAACAAAACATAAAGATTACAAGACTAGAAGCATTAGTAGAACAATTAACTAACAACTAAACATATGGCATTTAAGATTAACACTCCCATAGGCACTGATGCTGGGATTATTACAGGAGCTTACGTTCGTATTGGCGGATACAATATTAACAAAAACGGAGATATAGTATTCATTATTGATATCTTTAAAGATAAAGATGCAACTACCTACGATACAGCGTATATTCCTACTATTCATCCTAACAAACTACAGTCAAAAGAGATTGGTATATCATTAGATCTAAAGATGACCAATCGTATTGCTTATACAAAGACTATCACTAAACAAGTTGATGGAGTTGATACAGAGATGGAAGAAACCTTCTATAAGAAAGTATCTGACTTGTCAGTATTTGAAACAAAGACTATCTTTGAAGTAGGATACGAAAAGCTAGGTGAAAAACTAGCATCATTATACGGAGAAGAAAACATTGAAACAGTTTAAACAAAATATATTATGGCATTAAAGATTACTACCCAGATTGGGACAGACAAAGGTATTACAGCAGAAGCGTATGTACGTATTGCTAACTATCAGTTAAACAAGTATGGTTCGGCATCATTCCACATTGAGATCTTTCAATCAGAAGCAGATGCAACTCCATCAACACCAAACATGCCTACATTGGCTGGATCACAAGCTCGTAACCAGCAGATTGGTGATACAATCTACGTTCAACTTACTAAGCAAGAAGAGCGTACAATGAGTTATCCAACAGTAGGTTTAGATGCTGATGGTAATCAACTACCTGACCGTGTTGAAACCATTACAGTTTCAGTACCAGACTTATCTTCTGCGGAAGGTGTTGATATCTTTGCATTTGGATACTCACACTTAAAAGCTAAGTTAGTTGGTTTATTTGGAGCAGAGAACGTAGTTGACTGCTAATAAATAAGTATCTTATAGTATACCCTAGTTGATAATGAATAAGCCGTTAAACCTAAAAGACTTTATAAAGAAAGATTGCAATGGTGATATAGTATTACCAGGTAACCTTACTGTTACAAAGTTTATAAAAGCCCATACTCCATCTGTACTTGATGACTCAAATACTGTTCCTACAACAGCTTGGGTTAGAGATATATTGTCAACATACAATGTTGGTACAGGAAGTAAGTGGTATACAGGCACAACGGCTCCACTAGACTCATTTGGTTTGAACAACGACATGTACCTTATTACTACGTCAGGTACTTTCTATAGAAAAGAAAGTGACTCATGGGTAGTAAAGGGTACAATTGTCGGTGGTCAAGGTCCCGCAGGTAATACTGGTCCAGCTGGTCCGCAAGGATTAAAGGGAGATACAGGTTTAACTGGTCCACAAGGTCCTATTGGATTAACAGGTCCTACTGGTCCAAAAGGTGATACTGGTGCAGCTAGTACAGTTCCAGGTCCTGTTGGTCCTCAAGGTCCACAAGGACTTAAAGGAGACAAAGGAGACCGTGGTAATACAGGTGCAACTGGTGCTACTGGTCCTCAAGGATTACAAGGTATTCCAGGATGTTCTGGTGCAGAAGGTGCTATGGGGCCACAAGGTCCTGTTGGGCCTGTTGGACCACAAGGAGCTACTGGTTTACAAGGACCAAAAGGAGACAAGGGTGATAAGGGAGAAACAGGTATACAAGGACCTGCGGGTCCAAGAGGTCCTCAAGGGGATAAAGGTAATGATGGTGCACAAGGTGTTCAAGGTATACCTGGTCCCGTCGGTGCATCAGGTACAGGATTAACTTTACTTGGTACTGTTGCAGACGTTGCTTCTTTACCTGCATCTGGTAACACACAAGGTGATGCATATATTGTTACAAGTCCTAATGGTGACTTATATGTATGGAGTGCATCTGCTGGTGCATGGGAAAACGTTGGTAACATTGTTGGACCGCAAGGACCACAGGGTATTCAAGGTGTTAAGGGAGATAAAGGAGATCAAGGTATTGCAGGCGTTAAAGGTGATACTGGAGCAAAAGGTGATAAAGGTGACACGGGTAATAATGGTGCTGCTGCAACTATTGCTCTTGGTACTGTAACAACTGGGGATGCTGGTACAGATGTTGCTATTACAAACTCTGGTACAACAGCTGCAGCTATATTCAACTTTACTATTCCAAAAGGAGCTAAAGGTGATACAGGAACAGCTGCTACTATTAGTTTAGGAACTGTTACCACAGGTGCCGCTGGAAGTGCTGCTGCAATAACAAACAGTGGTACAAATGCAGCTGCAATATTTGACTTTACAATACCACAAGGTATTAAAGGTGATAAGGGTGACAAAGGGGATACTGGTGATACAGGACCTGCTGGTACTGGTTTTGATGCTATTTTTCCAGCAACCAATAATGCTCTTGTTATATCAAACGGTACAGAAACAGCTGCATTTACAAACCCTAATATCTATGTTAGTGGTAACAACTTATATGCAGGAGCATTCTACCAAACATCATCAAGAGCAAAGAAGACTGATATCACTGACTTTACATCATCTGCCTTAGATATTATCAACAAGACTAAGATTGTAAACTTTGCGTATAAAGCTGATCCTACAGTAAAACATATAGGATTTATAGCAGATGATACTCCAGCAGAACTGGCAACAGTTAATCACGACACGATGGATATCCCATCAACTATTGCAATACTTTTAAAAGCAGTTCAGGAACTACAAGAAAAGCTTAAGTAATACATGAAGGTTAATGATGCTCTTGTAACATTCGAAGAACTCAGCACAATGGGTTTTCCTGTAAAAGCAGGTACTAATCCTCCTATAAATAACAAGTGTGTTACAAAGGGAGAGGTTAATACTTACTATACAGTTGATACAACAGTTAGTCCCTTTTCTACTTATACAGATAATAGATGCCCTAGATTTCAAGATCTAGTTGCTATTGCTTGTGATGAGTTTGTTCCTACAATGACACAGACTATTGTGTCTCCTATAAACGGTGAAGTAATAACACCAGATTGTACTGATGAGTTTGTTTATAAGTTTCAGATTGGTGCTGGAGCTGCAACACAAAAGTCTGGTGGTTCACCAAGATTTCTTAACTACGTTCCTGCTGGTATTGAGATTACATCATTTAGATATGTCTACTATGATGGTAAAGCTATTGGTCCTGGTGCTAATGATTGGCCCTTACCAACATCTGATTACTATGTAGTTGTAGCATTAGACTCTGCTCATATTGATATTGCATTTGCAAAACCTATTGGTAATGGTCATACATATACTGTAGCGTTTAATGCAAGAGTAACAGGTGGTGGAGCAACTTATACAAATACAGCTAGTTTTTCTGGTTTAGGCTGTGATGGTTTAGTTACTGTTGAAGCAGCAAAAACATTTACTATAAGTCCAACAACTCTTGGTATTAGTATTACAACAGATCAAGAAGCGATTGCTGGTTGTACTACAGTAAAACGTTATATAGTTAATGTTACAAATACTGGTTGCAAAGTTATTGGTGGCACCTTAACTGTTGATTTACCAGCTGGTTTATACCTAGATGCGTTTGAAAAAATACTTTATGACGATCAACTATGCCCAGCACCTACCAGTGACTATTATACTTTAGATACATATCAACAAAATCAAAGTGGTGGTAATATTAGTGTCACATTAAAGAAGCCTATTAGTTCTGGTTTTAACTATACGTTATTCTTCTACGCTACTTCTGGTACAGCTGATCATACTGTATCTGCAGCAATTACTAGCGGTACGTTTACAGCAAGTACAACAAACACAAGTTCTTATACTACAATACCATCAGTAACGTATTATGAGTTAATCGGTTGTAGTCCTTCTGATTATGCGTTTACAACTATTGTACCTCTTGGTATAAATAATAGATATGTGTTACCATCAAATGGTGCTGTCTATACATATGTTGGTGGTACAACAACTCAGTGTACAGTTCCTCCAGCTTATAATGGATCAATCCAACGCACAACCTCTTATAACTGTTGTGACGATGTTCCTAATTGGCAGAATAATGGCACGTATGATTGCTATGGTACATGTGACAAGTATTATGTTCAGACAGATATAGCTGGTCCTTGTTCATCAACAAACGGACAAACAAGACAGGGAGCTGTTTATCAATATAACTCAGCAGATTGTGGTGGATGTTGTGGACAATCAACTTTACAGACACAAGGAGATCAAATAGGTACATATCATACTTGTAGTAATGGTACTGTTAATCAAACACCAGTATACCAGAATAGTAACACTTGTTATGGTGGACCATATATCTATTTATTGAATGGTACATGGTTAATGAATAATCCATCTAATCCATATCCATCAACAACATCTAACTGTCAAGATACAGGATCAGCTTATTGCCAAGGATCAAACTGGGTTATCAATCAGTATCAAGCTAACCCTTGTTCTTCTGCTGGTTGTGGTGTTCGTGTTATTGAGTATAACTCTGTTGCAAACGGATGTTATGATCCATGTGCTGGAAACACTGCACCAATATTTACTTATCAGAATTATACAAGCTGTTACGAATGCTATAACGCTCCTGTTTATAAAGACACAAACAGTTGCTCATCAACAAATGGTCAATACTATGTTGAGAATCAAGCAGGGAATAAAGTTTATGTGGGTGGTCAACCAACAGGTGTTTCTTGTAACTATACATCTAACTGTCAGGATACTGGTAATGCATACTGTCAAGGTCCTAACTGGGTTATTAACCAAGCTCAACAAAATCCTTGTTCTTCAACAAGTTGTGGTGTTAGAGTTATTGAATACAACTCAGTAAGCAATGGCTGCTACACTCCTCCACCTGCTTGTATCTCATGGAGAATGGATAACTATAACGGATTTGGCTTAACTGATTACATTGAGTGGACTGATTGCAGCAACCATTTACAATCAGATGCTATATCAGATGGTTCATTCTTGACAATCTGTTTCAAAGAAGGAACAAGCGTATCATACAGTTACTCAACACCTAATGAGCTGGGGCCTTGCTAGTCTGCCAGATTATAGGTATATTATAATGTAGTATATATTTACAAACCAAATACAACCATCATGTCAAAAAACAATCTAGTTACTACCCTAAGCATTGGGGAGATTTACTTACTTGAGTCAGAGATCAACGGACAAGTCGATCAACAGACTGGTGAGAAAGTTACAAAAGGAGTTCTTGGTCATCCTTTATCAATGGTTCACCGTTACTGGTTAACTGATTTATCAGACACCATCGCTGCTCACAAAAAGACAGTTGATAAGTTACGTGAGGAGTTAATCACGAAGCTTGGTGAAGCTGATGATAAAGGTGGATACAACTTACCAATGACTATTCCAGTTCTTGACGAGGAAGGTCAACCAAAGTTAGGAGAAGACGGTAAAGAGTTAAAGCAGTTCAACCCTAAGTTTGTTGAGTTCAACGAAGAGATGAATAAGTTATTCAGTGAAACAAAAGATGTTTCTCACTATCCATTTACGATTGCCGCGTTTGATTTTAAAACAGACGAGTCCTACCCCGTGCTCTTCAAACTCTTGAAGACAAAAAAAGAGGAAAAGCCAACTGCATCAGTTGAGTAATTCTAACCCTTATTATTCCTCATATAGTATAAGTAAGCCATGAGTATATTATTCATGGCTTCTTTGTTTTTATTTGTAAAGTACCTCAGATTTAAGTATATTATAATGTAGACTGAAGTAATCCAGACACTAATATTAAGCCCTATGCTACCCACACGTTCTAATACAGCAGATCAAGGGTGCTCTCCAGTATCATCAAACTGCGTTATTTGGCAAGGTCCTGCCTTACCATGTTTAAGTTTATGCACAGGAGACACTGTATCATCTGTTATATACAAGCTTGCAGATTTTATCTGTAACTCAGGTAATCAAAACTTAGACGTTGACTTGTCTTGTTTAACAAGCGTTAACGTTACAGATAAATCAATCGAGAACATCTTAACTCTTTTGATTACAAAAACGTGTACCTTAGAAGATCTTATTAATGATATTGGTGCTGGACCAACTGTTGAAGATCCTCTTATTACTATTGCACAATGTTTCAGAACAACAGATAGTAATGGAGATCCAATAACAACAAAACAGCATACTGAATATACACGTCTTATTGGGCTTAAGGTTTGTACTATTGATGGTACTGTTAGTGCACATACTTCAACTCTTAGTTCTTACGGTAATCGTATTACTGTATTAGAACAAGCAGTATTAGGAAACTCAGCTACAGAGGGTCAAGTTACTTTAACTTGTGGTGGTACAACTACTACACAATCTATTAGCGATGCTTTATTAAATCTACAAGCTCAGGTTTGTGGTATTCGTACAGCATTAGGTACTAACTCAGCGATAACAGCTGCTGCTGGATTACAACCAAGTTCATTAAGTACTTCTCCTGCATTATCTGTTACAGGTACTATGTCTGCTTTAACTGGTTGGAAACCAACAGTTAGTACAGTTGCAGATACTATCTCTAACTTATGGGTTACTCTTATTGATTTACGTACAGCATTCAATAACATAAAAGACTTGATCAAGCCAGATTGTGCAAACGTTATTGTTGACTTTGCTCCTGCAATGATTAACAATGGTACTGCGGTTAACTTGTTCTTTAGTGGTTACAGCTCTGTACCTACTGGATGGACTAACACAGATTCAAAAGGATCTAAGTTAACTATTACAGATGCTCTTGGTAACTCACACCCAATCTACGTTGACGTTATTGGTGTTGTTAACTCTGCTAACCCACTTGTGATTCAGTTATCTGGAACACCGTTGAACTTAGCTACTAAGTTAACGTTTACACTTGCTTCATCATTGACAAACTCTGGTGTTCAGTGTAACAAGACTATTACAAAAGGATCTGATAGTGCTACAAACTCTTGCCCTACATTAACTGTAGTTCCAGGAGCAACAACAATGGCATTCTCGTTTGCTCCTCCTATTAACGACAACGCAGTATACAAGATCGAATTATTATCAAGTGGTGATGTTGTTCTTTCAACAAAGACCTTTACTAACCCACAAGCAATTGTATCTGACGTATTCACTAACTTGTTACAAGGAACTGCATACAAAGTTAGAGCAACAACAACTATTGGTAGCCTAGCTCCTGTAGTTTGTCCATCTGCTCCATATACTACTTTAAACACTGACACTGGTTCTACAACTTGCGGATTACCTCCAACGATTGCAGGAACACCAACAGTATCTTAATACCACTAAACTATGAGCTGCAGCGATTCATCTTTGCCTTTATCTAATTGCAACCCATGTGCAGGTTGTCCTCCAGTACCAGCAATAACAACTGCTTGTGTTGATGGAGAACCATGCGAAGAGTTAGCATTACTTGGTTGTGTTAAATACTCAGGAGATAATATCTTAGAAGCAAAGATTACAAACGGAGAACGTTTAGATGAGATCTTGCAAAAGCTTATTGTTGGTATTACTGCTCCAGAGTGTATTAGCCCAACATTAAAGTGTGTAACTAAGTTACGCTCAACTGTTATTACAGCTAGTGCAATTACTGTTGCATGGAATACAGCTGCTGATACAACTAGCTTAACATTACAATACAAAACATCATCAGCTTCTACATGGACTGATGTAGTCGTTACTGGATTATCAACAAAAGAGATTACTGGATTAACCGCAGCTACAACTTATTACTTTAAAGTAGCTAGTGTTAGTGCAGGTGGTACTAACTGTTCTTCAGTAACTATTAGCGTAACAACAAAAGCTGCTTAATAATGGCTAACGGATTCTTAACTATATCATTAACTACGTCACCTTCTAACTTTTCAGGAGGTTTACGTATACGGTATAGAAAAGTAGGGACAACTGGTTACACAGAATACATCCATACTGGTGCAGGAAACGTTATTACAATCCCTATAAACGATAATACAGTTTTATACGAGGGTACAATTGAGGGTATCTGTGTTACGAATGGTGTAACAACTTACACAAACCCAACTCCTTTTAGTTCAATCTCAGCTGGTAATACTTACTAATGGCAACATTAACAGTCAACTTTATTATTAACGGTACTGTACCAGTGCTAGGATATAAGGTAGCTTATAAGAAAACTACAGATTCTTCTTATAGTTTCTTACCTGCAAATATCTTTTCTAGTCCAGCTGTTATTACTGGTGTTGATCCAACAGCTCAATACGAAGGTTATATTCAAGTTGATTGTGCAGGTACAACAGGTGCAAAAACTAATTTTACAACAGGTAGTCAAGTAACACCTCCAACGCCAGGTTCTCCAGGTTATACATTAAGTATTACAGATGGTAATGGTTATCCTATTACTACTGCAAACGAAGGATCTGTTATATTAGTAAAACTTG